CCTCATCGAGGTTGTCGAAGGTGAAGCGGACGGGGACCTGTCCTGGGTCGGGCGGGACGAAAGGTGTCTCCTCCTCGTCCAACTCGGCGCCTGCCTGATCCTTGGGAACCCACGCGGTCATGCGCGTGTCGACATGGCATCGGGCGAGGTCGAGCATACAGGCGCCCAAGGCTTCGACGTTGCGCTCCGCCAGGAGGGCCCGGTCCTTGAACCTCGGCGAGAACATGCGGACCAGCGTCTCGGCGTGGCCCTGTGAGCGGACCCCTGATTCGCCCCGACCCTTCGCGATGGGGGGCAGGCCGCCCATCTCATCGAACATGCGCTCGTAGGTTTCGACCGCCGCCCAGATGTCGGACGGAATCTCGGTGGCCATGTTCTCGACCTTGGCGTTTGGGTTGTTGTCGACCCAATAGCCGCCCGGCTTGTTGAACTTGGCGAGCGCGTTCTGGTTGACGCCGCCGCCGCCGATGAACTTCTTGGCGGGTTTCTCCTCCATGCGGAGCATCTTGTTGATCCCGTTCACGCGGGCGTTGATGCACTCTTGCAGGAGCGCGACGTTCACCACCTCTGAGCGCCCCCAGAAGTAGCCGTCGATAGGGTCCACACAGAAGTCGTTGAACGGATGCTTGGCCTTCAGGCGCGGGTCCTCCTGCTTCTTGACCGGATCGTAGGCGAAGAGGTTGAGCGTCTGCATCCGGGGCCAGATCAGCATGTCCTTGCCGATGATCTGGTAGGTCGCCCAGTCCTCGCGGATGTCGTCCCAAATCCACACCTCGTCCAGGCGCATCATGGCGTTGATGGTCGATGACGCCAGCTTCGGGGCCGGGCTCGCCATCCAGTCCACGATGCCGCGCGTGCGGTTGGGCGTGGAGGAGTCGGCGGGCTGGAACGGATAGAGGCCGCCGACCACGACCTGCTTGTTGGCGGGGCGGTTATCGCGCTCGGTCTGGAGGTATCGCTTGGCCTTCCGAAGGAGGGCCTCCCTGTCCGGGTAGGCCCAGATCACGCGGCAGAACTGCTCGAACGTGATCCAGGTGGAGTGGACGAACGCCTCCATGTCGCTGTCGAGCTTGCCGTGGCCTTCGTTCCGGACGCCCATGGCCTCGGGCTGCACGAGCACGGGGTCGAAGCCCTTGCGCCACCGCTGCTTGATGAAGCACTTGCCCTTGACCAGCGACCACCAGACCGCCTGTCCTATCATGGTGTCGGTGTCGCTCCGCCGCGCGAACGTCCTGAGCTTAGCCGCCGCGATGCGGTGCTTGGCGAGTTCCACGACGTTCGGCAGGTCGTCGTCACCGATGCGGAACTTCAGCGACACGGGGGAGTAGAGCAGCGAGTTCAGGTCATCGAGGTAGGCGTAGGTCTTGTTGTAGATGGCCGCTCCGCCCGCGTCGGCCGAGCCCGTTAGCGCGTAGCTCTTGAACGTCTCGCCCTGGATGGTGCGCTCGACCTGGGTGGTGAGGCAGTCGTCGGCGATCTGGCGCACGAACTTCTCAAGGCCACGGCCGGGTATGATCATCGTGAGCGCCGAACGGGGTTAAGGGGGGGTCAGATTGACACGGAAATTTTGCGAACTCTATCCTGCCCAAGCGTAACAGCGGGCGGTGGACTGGCTTCGCCCGCTCACTTTAACAGGAAAGGCCATGTCCATGCAGACGTACCGTCGCAAGGGCCGTAAGTCCCGCCGGAAGTAACCCGGAACCCTGCCGCGCGTTTGGAGGGCTCCGACGCGCGGCAGGCTCTACTTGGAGAGAATGAGTGCCGCCTGTACTGCCGCAGCCGCAAGGACAAGCCGGCCCCCCCGGAGGGACGGGCGCGGCCATGGCGCCGTCCGCGATGGCGGGCTCGGCGCAGTCGGGTCAGGCGAAGGTCAAGCTCGGCATCGAAGCGCTCCAGAAAGCCCTCCCGGAACTCGAGATGGGCACCCCGCTCCATACGGCGGTGCTCAAGGCGGTCGCGGACATCGGCAAGGCCGTAGACAAGGGCGCCGACGATCAGGCCGCGAAGGTCCAACAACTGATGCAGATGGCGCGCTCGGCGAGCGCGCAGCCGAACCCGCAGGGTCAGGCGATGCAGCAGATGTTCCCGCAATCCCAACAGGCCGCTTAGCAGAGGAGCCCCGCAAATGGCTGACCGTGGAAAATTCCCCAAGCCCTACGTCGACTCCGTCCCGGAGGAGGGCAAGGACCCGATGATGCAGACGGTCGACTTCGACCGCATGGGCATCGCGGCTCGCTCTTCGGCGATGCCGAAATCCGGCTCAGACGGTCCCCTCCCAATCGAGCACGTCGGCGGTTCCGCCACGGGCGGCAAGAGGTAAGCCATGGCGGACGAGGTCAAAACGGCTGTCGCCGACCCGGCGGACACGCGCATCAAGGATATGTTCAACAAGCTCTGGAACGACCGTGAGCTTGGGTCGAAGGTGCGCGCGAAGGCCAAGGAACAGTTCCCGGACATCGAACTGCCTGAGGACGCGCTCGCTCCCGCCCTGCATCCGATGCAGGCGCAGTTGGAAGAGATGGCCGCCACGAACAAGGCGCTGCTCGAACGCATCGACGCCCGTGACAAGGCGGAGGCGGAGGCCAAGGAGCAGGCGACGCTCGATGATCGGCTGTCGAAGGCCCGGTCCAGGTACTCGCTGAACGAAGATGGCTTCAACGCCATGGTCGAGCGGATGCGGGACACGGCCAACTACACCGATGCGGAGGCCGCCGCCGCGTGGGTGGTGTCGCAACAGCCGCCGCCGCCGACCAACAAGATCAAGCCGTCATGGATGCCGCAGTCGATGAACCTGTTCGGTTCGGCGACGCAGGTGGACGATGAACAGTTCAGGCTGCTCCATCGCGACCCGCTCGCCTATCTCGATTCCCAACTGCAAGCCTTTGTGACCGACCCGGACGGCTACACCAACGAGACCTTCGGACAAGCCGCTTAGGGACCTGACAGATCATGGCCTTCCCCGTCGCTCCTGTTCCTCCGGTCACCGGGTCCGGCATCGTCCCCGGTGGTCTACTCGGCGCACAGATGGCCGCGCTCACGCGCAGGGCCGTGATCCCGTCAGTCTATGTGCAGGTCTACCAGTCGCACCCGTTCCTCTCGCTGCTGATGGCCTCGGCCAAGGCGGCGCGCGGCGGCGTGTCGCAGATCAGCTTCCCGGTGCAGGGCGCCTCGTTCGTGGCCTTCTCGTGGGGCTCGTTCGCGGGCGACTTCCCGATGCCGACCGACGCGGCGGCCATCCAGAACGCGCAGTTCAACCTCAAGCTCGGGATGGTGCCGGTCGGGTTCTTCGGGATGGAGGCCATCCTGCAGAGTTCGGAAGTGATCATCCCCAAGCTGCGCGCCGTGATGAGCGACGCGGCGGTGGTGATCAAGCAAGCTTATGCTGGGGCGCTGTACGCGAACAACTACGCCAACGGGCAGGCATGGGACTCGCTCTCCATGGCCTACGACGACGGGACCAATGTCCCGGCCTACGGCGGCATCACCCGCGCGGGCAACAACTACTGGAACGGGCAACTGATCACGAACACCGGGTCGCTGACCAACACCCGCATCGGCATGGCGCAGCTTCTCACGCGCGTGCAGCAAGGTGCGGGCGGTGAAGCGCCCGACTTCGCGGTCATGAACCCGGCGAACTGGGCCGTCCTGATGGGCGACTTCCAGACGCTGGAGATGTTCACCACTCGGCCGCGCTCGATCTACGACAAGGACGATGTCGTGTCCTCGGGCTTCCGCGCGATTCGCGTGATGGACACCCCGATCTTCGCCGACCCGTTCTGCCCGCTCGGGTCAATGTTCATCGTCAACTCGCGCTACACCGGGCTCTATATGTCCGAGTACGCGCCTATGACCTTCTCGGGGTTCGAATCGCAAATCCCGGTGGGTCAGATTTCCGACATCGGCGTCCTGATCTCCGCTGCCGACCTTGTGTGCGCCAAGCCGTCATCGGGCGCCCAGGTCACGGGGATCACGGGCGTCGCCTGGCCCAACGTACCGGGCACGACCCCGGCTATCGTCTAAGGAGCAACTCGCATGCCTCTGTTTTTTGGCGGTCCGGGCGCCACTCCCTCTCTGGGCAACCTGCCGGGCACGAACGAATTGGCCCTACAGGCGGGGGCGGTGTTCCCGATCCCGTCGGGCTGGTTCGAGTGCAAGAGCCTCAAGGGTCTCAGCGTCATTCAGGAGTACGACCCGATCCTGCAGACCTGGCGGACGGTCGGCGGCGGCGCGCGCAACGGCTCGCTGGACCGGATCAAGTCCGACGGCGCCAACTACCGCCTCGCCAACCAGACCGGGTGCGCGGTCGGCGCGCTCCTGACCAATGCCGGCACCGGCTACACGTCCGCGCCGGTCGTGACCGCTTCGGCGGGCGGGTCGGTGTGGCGTGCGGTCATGGGTCAGGTGGTGTCTTCGGTCACCGTCAACAACGGCGGGGTGCTCTACACCTATCCGCCGATCGTCTGCATCTCGGCGCCTCCTCCGGGCGGCATCCAGGCGACGGGCTATGCCACGCTCACCTCCGGCGCCGTGTCCTCGATCACGCTGACCAACCAGGGCGGCGGGTACACCGCGCCTCCCACGATCTTCCTGATGAACGACCCGCGCGAGGGCCAGAACGGCACGACCGTGGGCTACGGCGCCTCGGCGGTCGCGGTCATGGGCTCCACCGGCACGGTCACGGGCGTGATCTGCGTCGACCACGGCACGCCGCTGACCTCGCTGCCGACCCTGGCGTTCACGGGCGGCGGTGGTTCCTCGGCTGCGGCGACGACGATCATGGACTGGACGATGACGGGCTACACCGTCTCTGGCGGCGGCACGGTCTACTCCGGCTCGGTCCTGGTGTCCGCGTTCGGCGGCTTCCCCGGAACCTCGCCCGCGTACACCAACCCGGACACGCAATCGAACCTCGTCATCGGGCGGGCGGGCCTGATCCAGGCGGCGCTGTCGGGCGGTGCGATCACGGCGACGGGTCTGGTGGTCCTGGACGGCGGCATCTATCCGGGTGTGCCGTCGTTCATCACCTACTACAACACGCCTCCCGCCACCGTCGCTTCGCTGGTCATCACGGTCGGCGGCGCGACGGACAACGTTGTGATCCTCGGCACCTGAGCATGGATGGGCGCGCTCACCTTCTACCTTCAGGATGCCGCCCAACTATTGAGGGACGCCTCCTTTCTATTCACTAGCCAGCTTCAGCTGACTCGTTGGATCAATGAAAGCAGGCGCCAGTGTGCACAAAGGACGGGCTGCGTCCGCAGGCTGATCACGGGTCAATCGGCGTTCGGCGCCTCCGCTCAGCCGGGGGCGTTCATCCCCGGCGCGGGGCAACCGGGAGCCCTGCCGGGCGGCGATCCATTCACGGCGGGTTTCGGGGCGGCGACGAACAGCTTCGGCATCATCCCCGGCGTCGAGCGCTACCCCTACGAGGGGTACGTGAACACCTACCTTCAGCAGCAGTACGCGGGCTGTCAGGCGGTGATCGACTGCAATGCGGTGTCGAC